TCCCTACCGGGGACCGAAGCGAGTTGTGCCACTTGTGCCACTTGTGCCACTGATTTGGGGTTAACCCTCTATGCGCGTACGCGCGCGCGCGTAGGGGTTCATACAGAAAACGGTGGCACAAGTGGCACAAGTGGCACAAACGACGCATCGCCCCCTTACGCGGTGTCGAAGAAATCCAAGCTCGCCATGTCTTTGAGAGACAGTCCGATCCACCCTCTCGGGGACGAGCTGGTGGGCCGCCCGGGCCGCCCCGGTAGCGCTTGCTCCTCAAACCACTCCCGTAACGCCGAAGTGCTGATTGACTGTCGCCCCCCGTGAAACCGACTGTAGCTGTCGCGGAGATCGCGCCACGATGTGAATCCATCCTCCGTTACGGTGACATACTCATCAAACCAGGCGCGAATCGTATCCTGCTCCTCGAAGTAGTCATCCGCCGCGGCTGCCCAAGCCTTCGGTTCCTTCGGTAGTTTCCGCCCCGCCTTGTAGTACGCACGGGCGCCCATCATTGCCCAATGCGCGATGCCGGGCAGTTCCTGCATAAGCCGTTCGGGCAACCGCGAGTCTCTGTCTTTCTTGGCAAGCCGGGGTACCTTCACCAGGACCAGCCGGCGTTTCATCCCTTCGTCGACTCGGTCGATCTTGGGTTTGTGTTCCCCTGCGATGATGACCTTGCAAACGGGTTTGTACTCGAACGAATTTTGGCGCATGTACCTTGCCACCACGGGTTCGCCGCCCGTGAGGTTCTTCAACAGATTCACCTTCCATGCGCCGGTCGGCAGCTCGCCAATCGTGATCAGTCGGGCGCCGTCGAGTCGGGCGAGCCATTCCGGATGCGATTCGTAGCGGCCGACGAACGCATCCGTCGGAACCTCGCGGTGGTACCCCTTCTTCCCCTCCTCCCCCTCCTCCCCCAACAGCGCGCGGAGCACATTGACGAACGTGGTCTTCCCGGATCCGCCCGGACCTTGTACGAAAAGAAACTTGTGCAAGTGTGTATCCCCGGTCAGGACGTATCCGACGAACCGTTGCAGATAGATACGTCGTTCCTTGTCGGGCGCGATTTGCGCGAGCAATTGGTCCCATGCCGGCGTCGGAATGTCGGCCGGGACGGTCCCGAGCCGTCGGGAGATCCGGTCTTCTTCGTGACCGCGCCGGAGGGTCGCGGTGCGCAGATCGAGTACCTGCCCGCCCGGTACACCGCACCGATCCGGTTGTGCATCGAACGTGCCGGTAATCCGCGCCGCCGATTGTGCAAGGTATTCCGTACCGCGTGCCGTGACCGCTCGGAAGTTTCTGCGCCATGCCTTCTGCTCTGTAAGGTCGTCCGGCTTGCTATCTTTGATGAAGGCATACACTTGATCCGGCACGTTCGGTGTCGGTGTCCACACACCGTTCGCAAAGTGCATCCACCCGTGAATTGTGTGGTGCCGGTACTCCGGAAACAATTTGCTAAACCCCTCCGCAAGTTCGCCTTCGGACAGATTCTGTCCTATCTTGGCGGCGGCGCACCCGGCGTTCCATCCCGATTCAAACGTGGCGTTGAACGACAGAATGCCGTCCTCATCGATCATCTTGTTGTGATCGCACGCATCCTGAAGCGTGGCTTTCGTCGTTTCTTTGTCGGCCCCCTCCCGCGCTGCATCCTTGGCCGCACGGTAAAGCGCATTATTTCGCGATCCCGCCGGTGCTTCGGCCAGTCGCGCGGCGTCCGGTCGATTGTCTTTCTTCGTCTTCGTCTTGACGAGAAGGCGAGTAACATCGATCGGCTCAATCGTCGGATCTGTCACCTTGTCAAGCGCGGCCAACGTAGTGGACCCGCGCCACAACACGATGCACCCGCCGAGTCCCCGGATATCCCCTCGCGCCCGCATGTCACCCTTGGGGATATCCTCGTGACGGCAAGGCCAGGGAGGGTTTCTCTCGTGTCCCGTCCCTCGGTAGTACAGATGCGCGCCACCGCTGTCGCTATCGACCCGGTGTAGTGGGTTCCCGAATAGCTCAACAACATGGGGAACGCCAATGCTGTCGATCCATCCGTCGGGCGAACCCTCCGGGAGATCCACGTCCACCACCACGAGCGGACACGGTGTGCCGTCGGGTGCCTTGGTATGTGCGGGAACGATCCCGAGCCGGTGTTCTGCACGCCCCTTCGATGCACGGGACTTCAAGTGATCGGCGACCCGCGCTGCGGTGGCCGGCGTTTCCTGCCACCCTGCCCCAAGCGCTCGCTTCCCCCTGACGCGCACTAGGTGGTACCGCTCGGACCAGTCGTTCAGTTGGGTTTCGGTGACTTTTGGCATGACTGTTCCTCCGTTCGCTGTAGGCGCCCGGGGAACAACCGCGGAGGGGTTTGAATCAGGAAGGCCGGTTATGTAATATAAGCCGGTCTCCGTTGTCCCAATCCGGCGGAGACGCCCCCGGACGATGCGCTCACATCCTTCCGGATATGCGCCCCGGCTCTTTTGCTCAAGAGCCGGGGCGTTTTTCTATCCTACGGCATCCCTTCCTCGACCGATACCCCCAGGACTGGGGGTTGCCTGCCGGCGCGCCCGCAAGATGTTGTGGCGGGTGTCCCTCCGCGGCCGAGGTGCGGTAGAATCGGGGAGTGGTCGGTTGGTATCGCTGCTTCCCGGCCACGGGCGCGCCCCATCCCGCGCCCACGGCGCCGCCCCGTCCGACCCATGCGGGGCGAAGCCACCCCGGCGCCGCCCCGTCTGGTCCCATGCGGGGCGGCGCCACCTCCTCCGTTCAGTCGGTCGTCCGCTCGTCCTGAACATCGAGGTACACGTCCGTTTCTGAACGCCGGGCGACGTACCACGGAGCCGCTGACTCCGGCGCCGCCATTTCGATCTGATACAGCACGTCGGCCTTGATTGCCTGGACGTGCCGCACGTCTCCGGGGACGAGGACGGGGACATGAACGCGACACTTTGCCCGTAGGATCTTGCGGAGGTCGGCAATGGTAGTGGTCATTTCGCCCCCTCCCCGGTCAGGACGTTCGCGAGCGCCGCGGCCCCAAACCGAGACTCGAACGACTGGTGGATAGCGGTCCGGATCGCGTCGGAATTGGTCGGGAGCGAGCCGGTGGCCGGCCACTCGGCCGCCAAGGCTTCGCGGAGTTTCTCGACCATTGCTACCTGCGCGGGAGAGAGACGAAGGCCGTGCTGTGTCGTGAGGTGTTGCATCGGTCGTTCCTCGGTGAGCGCTCAAGCTGAGCGTGGAACGAACGATATCACGCGATATTTCGCGGTGTCAACCCTCTACGTTTACAATCGTCAACGCCGCCCACGCGCCTTCCACCGCCTCTTTCGCCTCCCGGAGACTGGCGTAGCTCGTATCCAGTCCATTGAGGACGGGGCCGGATGTCACCCGCCAGCACACATAGGGCGGGCGAAAATCCTTCACGAGGACAGTCCCTGACGGTGTGTGCCGGCGCGTCCCATCCCCCACGATCCAGAGGGTCATTTCGTTTCCTCATTTCTCGGCGTCAACCGGCCGCGTTTACAATCGTCAACGTCGCGCGTACCCTCGCCCGCCCGCATTGACAATGGTAAACGCCATGACCGCGAATCGCCCCCACTATCACGTCTGGCGGAGAGCCCGGACCGGCCGCGCCTACTTCCGGCTCGCGCGAGGGTTCTTTACGAGACAGGCAGCACACCAGTGGGCGCGGAGGAATCGTCCCGATGCCGAGCATATGGTGATTGCGTGTTACGATGCCGCGTGCGCGCCATCGCTCGATTGAGGGAAAGTCCTATGACTTGGGCAGAAGTCGCGATGAACGCTAGTTCGGTGGCCGTCCCGCTTGTCGCGGTCATGGGACTGTTCTACGGGATGATGCGTGCGAGTCTCGGGAAGATTGAGCGCGACGTAGGCGCCCTTCGTGGGCAGCTTGAGCGCGACGTGAGCGCACTTCGCGGGGATATTCACGCACTCGACGTGCGGCTCGCCCGACTGGAAGAGCGCATCCCACCGCGCTCCGATTGATACAAGCGCCGCCTGAGCGTCCACCGCGCCCGCTCCGCGGCCGTCGCGTCCCGGGGCGGAGGAGCCGATGCGAGCGCACGGGCGATATCCGCTTGCCCGGTAAGGACTGCTTCGGTAAACGCCGCGGCGCGTTCCCGTTGAGTGCTCGGGAGGGTCATACGCAGAACCCGGCGAGTGTGCGCAGGAACGATTCTGCGGCGTCTCGGGTGCGGAAGATGCCCACGTCGCGCGCCTCGGCGTCGACGGCGCGCCAGTAGGCGCCCCAAGCCGTCACCCGGCCGACGGCCATGTCGTTGTCGTCATCGAACACGAGTTCGTCCTCGATGGTATGCTCGTCAGCGGGTGTCACGGTCGCGGCCTCATTGAAGCGGGTTATCAGTCCCCCAAACCCGTAAGTCTCCGGGCTTCCTCGACCGTGAGACCCGCTTTCACCAGTCGCTCCGTTGCTTGAGCCCGGACTTGCAGATCGGCCAGTAGCGGAGCGGTATCGAATCGCGGCCGGACATCCAGTTTGCGTTCGCACTCGTCCGCGACGGTTTCCAGCAACGGCGCAAGGGTTGTCGTCAGGAATCGTTGCCATCCGGCGCGAGCGCTCGTCCCGTCTCCGCGCTCCGCCAGAAGCACCGCCGGAATCCCGCACGCGCGCGCCACGTCGCGCGTTGCACGGTCGCGGAGTTCCACGAGCGCGTCCGGGGGGTTCGCCCCGAATCGCCGCGATACGTAGTCCGTAGGCGGTGCCGAAGAACGGCCGTCGCCCCATCCGCCGGCGGTGGTCTCGGCGAGGACTTGGCGCCCCTTCGCGGCCGCCAAATCTTTCTTGAGGGGCGCCAGTGGATCGGCGTCGCTGTCGTCGCCCCCATCGGTGGGGACGGGCAGAATCGATCCGACGGCGGCGCCCGCTTCCTCCCCGAGACGTTGTTCGAGGTTCGACGCGAGGGTCGCGGTGGATTTCGCCGCGGCCATCGGGGCGACACCGCGCCAGGGGGCGGCGGGCGACGTTGCATAACGAAAGTGTGCGACGGCCGCGGCCGGCACTTCGGCCGTGACGGTGTTCGACGGTCCGGGTTCGGTGAGGAGATATCGCCAGCTTGCCGGATCGGCATTCCCGAGGACGGAGACGTGCGACGCCGGCGTAAGGTTGATCCGGCCGGCGGCGACCCTGATCCGAAAGACGGCTTGTCCGTCCCGGATCAAAGCGCGGCCGATCATGGCGCGGAGCGACGCCGGCAGCGCTCGCGCCGCGGATTCGGGCTCGACACGGACGCCGGCGAAGGCTTGTGCGTAAATTGCTGCACAGCTTTCGAGCGCGGCCAGGCCGCGCACGGTCGCGCCGGGTGCGGTGGCGGCCGATTCCCAATCACCGACGAGCGCATCGGTGTACGCCGCCGTGCGGCGCTCCGGACGCGCTCGGCGGAACGGCCACATTAGCCGACGGCTCCCGCGCGCCGGCGTGTCCACGGGCGGATCGCACTGGCGGCGCCCGAGCGCAGTTTCCACGCGGACGCGCCGGGACTGGAAAGCGTGACGGACAGTTTGCTTGCCGGGTTGAACTCATCGCCCTTTGCTTCATCGTCGAACGCTTGCACCGCGCCCCATCCGGCGCGCTCCACGCTATGCAAATATCCGACACCGCGGATCAACGCTTCATCTTTCGCGGCTTGAGGAGCGCTCGGGGCGGTCGCATCCACCCATAGCGCGACAACGGCCGCAATCGATGCGAGCCGTTGGCGGGTGTGCTCGGCGACGTGCTTACTCGTCGGCGCCGGGGGGCGATGCCCGACAAGCGGAGTTTTCCAATCGGGGCTTATGACGGCGGCGTAGAGGCGGTCAAGGGCGGCGTTGTACGTCGCACGGACCGCCTCCGTTGCGGCGTCCACCTTGTCCCCCGCCGCATACGGTGCGGGCGGCGTCGGCCACGGGACGAGCGGGGTTACATCCACGGGGTTCGGTTCCGTCGGCGGGCCGCGTGGCGCACTTCGACGCGGCTTTGGTGGTACGCCGGATCGTGGACCAGAGCGAGCCCGACCAGGGCGGCCCGGTCAATAATGCGCTCGCCTTGATCGCGGCGCTCCGCCACCGCGTGGAACTCCATACTTGCGCCGGTGACCGCACCGCGCTTGACCAGCTCCGCGACGCCGGCGTCGAGGGTCGCCCGGAATCGCAATGCATCCACGTCGCGCATAAGCGCGACGGGGCCGCTGCATAAATCTTCGGTGTGTGAGAGGTTGATTCGGATCTCGGGCAGATCTCCGTCGAACGCACCGGGCGCGAACCGCTCACGGGTGCCGTCCGCGAGCACGGCGCAATCGCCATACTTGACGACCACGCCGGACGCAGTACGGCCGTCCGGCGAGACGCGAAGCTCAACGTTGCGGTGATGCGGTGCCGACATTGTTATGCAGCCTTATGCAGTGCACAACTTATTTCAGGTGGTAACTCAACTCGGCATAAGCGCCGGGTTGCACAATGATGCAATCCCCGACAAGGGTAGAGAGCGTGAGATACCGTTCGCCCTTCGCCGCGCCGCTGTAGATGTCGTCAACCGCAATCGATCCCCAGGTGGGCATCACCGCCGTTCGCATTCCCGGACGGCCACGGCGGTACACCACGGCCGGTTGATTGTCGGAACTCGGTGCGGGGATCTTGGCGGACGTGACCCATCCGGCGAGGTTCTCGACGGCCCACGCGGCGAACGTTTGGGCATTTGTGGTCGCAGCGCGGGCATTGGTCGCGCTGACATTTGCCGAGCCATACAACTTATCCCGCCATGCTTGTGCAGAGAGCCGGAACGTTTCGATGCCGGTCAGGACGAACACGTCGCGCAAGTCCGATGCCCAAATCCCATCAATGGCACCGACAACCGACGCGAGAAAACTATCGAAGTCGGCTACGTTCGTCGTTGCCGTCGGATCGGTCAGAGCCTTGAGCAGTCCCGCCGGGTTCGCTCCGGTGCCGTCCCCGGAGAGGACGTACTGATCGAGTTGATTGGACAGTGCCATGCTCAAGTTTTCGCGCAAGGCGGACTCGAAATCTTCGGCACCTACCGCCGCAATGCTTTCCAGTGACAATTCCAATCGCGCCGCCACCCGGTGCGGCGCGACGGTGGTCGCATCCATCTTCCCGGCAACGCCGGCCGCGGCGCCGCCGGCCGCGAGCGCGGATGCCGACTGCGAGGTAGAAATTCGCATGGACGAAAACGTCCCGCTCGGTGTACTCGGCATTTCGATTCCGAGTCGCGGCGCGACGGCCGACGCAAACACCGCCGGCGCAATGGGCGCGAGCACATTCACGCCGGTGCCCGAAGTCGGGCCGGCCGCAACGGCGCGTTTCTCGGGTTCGGGCTGCCAAAGGTCGAACGGGATTCCGTCGACGCCGCACGCCTCGGAAAATTCGGATTCCGCCCCGGTGACCGCGCGGCCCCGAAGCGCCGCCTCGATGTAGCGACCGACGCGAACCTTCGCGCGCAGCTCGGCCTTCTCGCGCTTCTCCGGATCGACCGGATCGGCGTCGGCGTCCGTTTTCTTCTCCGCCGCATCCTCGGCAATCACCGCCGAGCGCAACCGAATCTCGGTGCTCGCGTATTCGCCTTGAAGCTTGCCTTCCTCCTCGCGAATCGCGGCGGTGTATTCCGCTTCCGCAAGTTTGGAAATTTCGGCCAGTCGTTCGCGGATGGCGGAACGGCGCAATTCGATGCGTTGCGATTCGAGCATGGATCGACCCTCGCAGTGGTGATAGTCCCATCATATCACGAACCGCGCGGGTGATAGAGCCGGTCAATTAGGGAGGGGGGCTCCGAAATTTGAATTTTTTATCGGCTATATCGACTCAAGCAGTGCCTCCCATTCGGCATCCGTCGGTCGCCGCGCCGGGTGCTCGGCGGCGGACTTCCGCGCGTGGCATTCCCGGCAGAGCGCTTGCAAATTCTCCGGGTTCCATGCGGCGCCCCCCTGGTCGAGCGGGACAACGTGATCGCATTCGAGACGGGCGGAACTTCCGCAGGACTGGCACCGCCACCCGGCGCGGGCGAAGACGGACCGCCGTGTCGCGGCGTACCGCCGGGACGTGTACCACCCGGCGCCGGCGTGGCGCGTCATGCTGCGATGGCGGTCCGCAGCCGCGACGGCGCCGGAGCCCGGACCAGCGCACCGGCGGCGAGAATGAGCGCTTGTGCCACATCGTCCCGGGCCAGATTGTTCGTCCCGTGTTTCAGCATCGCCAGGTTCCCGGACGCATCGGCGACCACCCGCGCCCGGGCGAGGGACGCCGCGAGGAGTGAGCGCGCCCCCGGGGCGACGGAGAGCGGCCCATCGAGCGCGAGCCGTCGCGCGGCCCGGATATCCTCGCTCGACTGACTCCACATCCGAGCGCGGGACGTGAGCGGGCACTCCCCGCCCATCACGTCACGCAGCTCCAGATACCGGAATCGGTCCACCAGGACGACGGCCGGGCGCCCCCAGGAAGCTCTCACGGCGCGCCAGAGGCTCGATACGGTCTGAACCCGCCTCTCGGGCTCGATATGGAGCGAACCGGCCTCAGCAAGCCGCTGATAGGCTCCACGGGGCACCCGGTCGCGCTTTTCCTGATCTGCCAAGCTCGGAATCCCCGGCGTCAAGGCGAGACACTCCACCCGGCCGTTCCTCCACAACGCGACGGCCGCGGACCACGCACGGCCGGCGCCCAGATCAACCCCGACGAGGGGCCGGCCGGACCGCGCCGGGACGGGACGGTCGAGCACGTTCCGCCACTCCTCCGGCGTGAGGAGCACACTGCTTTCGTCTTCCGTCGGGAGGTTGAGTCGAAATGACTTGAAGGCGGCCCGGAGCCGCGAATCCGCCAGGGCTTCGTCGCGCTCCTCACGGAGCACCCCGGCGAACCCGGCATCGGTCTTCGCCAACGGGTTCACCCGGGCAATCTCGCGCCACTGACTCCAGCGATCCGCGCGCCCCTGAATGCACTCGACCCAAGTGGCGCCATGCGACCCACGCTCCACCAGGCGCGGCCACCACCCATCCGGATCGGCCGGCGCGAGCGTGCCGACAACGACGATCTTCATTGGCGATCCGGGCTTCCCGGCCGCGGTCCGGATCGAGTCCCAAAGCGCCGTGCCGCCAACCGTCGCCAAGGCGCCCGGTTCGTCGAGGATCACGAGCGGCGTTCCCACCAGACCGAGACTCGTTTTCGGATTCGAGCCGATTGCCTTGAGCCGCGTTCTGCATTCGCGCCGGGTGATTGCCACCCGCGTCGCGGAGTCCACCAGTCGGTAATCGTCGAGCACGCCGGCGTCCGCTATGCACTGCATAGCGATTCTGTAAACGATTCTGCATTGTTCGATGGAGCCGCTGAACAGGACCGACTCTCCACCGCGGCGGTAGAGCGCCGTACCCGGCGTCAGGGCTTGTGCAACGAGGTGTCCGGCCAGCGTGCTCTTACCGCCACCTCGGGGCATCGAGAGCGCCACCACCCGGTAACGAGGGTCGCGTGCGGCGCGGAGGAATCGACGCTGATACGGAAGCCAGTGCATGGGTTCGCTACGGATTGGCTGATTCGCGAATTTTAGCCGAATCCGCTTTACATTGATGCCAGTCCGCGCGGTTGCTTGGCAGGGCGGATGGATTTTCGGCGGTGCCATCGAATGCCGAACCGCCGAAAAGGCGAGTCCCCGAAGACGGAACCGCCCGCCCCTGACACGAGGAGTTTCACGAAGTCATTGCATAAGCCATTGAAACGTATTGGCTTTCTGCATAAGAGAAGGGGTTGCGGTACTGGATCGGTCACCGCAACGACGTTCGGGGCGGGCGGGGGCGGCCCCCCAGGCCGGCCCCGACCGACCCGTCGGGTACCTCTAGGGTACCCTCGGGTAGATCGGGCTAGGGGCGTTCCCTACCGGGGACCGAAGCGTTCCCTACCGGGGACCGAAGCGTTCCCTACCGGGGACCGAAGCGTTCCCTACCGGGGACCGAAGCGAGTTGTGCCACTTGTGCCACTTGTGCCACTGATTTGGGGTTAACCCTCTATGCGCGTACGCGCGCGCGCGTAGGGGTT